CAAGAATAAGGCATCCACGATTTTCCAGGCTGCCTTGAGTGAAGTTATGCAGCGACATGCTGCCAACATGACCGAGACTTACAACGGTTATCTCGATGAGAAGGTTGCTGAGATTCAAGAGAGCTTCCAAGCTCAACACAATACGCTCGTTGAGCGTGTTGACGATTATCTTGGCTATGTTGTTGAGCAATGGGTCAACGAGAACAAGCTCGCTATTGAGCGTGGTCTGACTTCTGAGATTTCACAGTCATTCATGGCTGGTCTACACGGTCTATTCAAGGAGCACAACATTGATCTTCCTGAAGATCGTATTGATGCTTTCGAGGAATCGCAGACGCGAATCACTGATCTTGAATCACAACTTGGTGAGCAGATCAATTCGAACGTCGAGCTTCGCAAGGAGTTGGGCGCCAAGACGGTAACTGAAGTATTCGATGAAGTTGCAGACGGTCTAGCTGACACTGACCGCGAACGACTTCGCACTCTCGCAGAGGGTGTTGAGTTCGATACCGAAGATCAATTCCGGGAGAAGGTCGGGATTCTGAAAGAGTCCTACTTCCCTGGTCAGATTGTAGCAAACTTCGACGACGTTGATGGCGTTGACGAATCCAATGAACCGAGTGCGAATGAGGTTCAGTTGGACGAACAAATGTCCTCATTCGTCGCTGCGACGGGACGTATGGCTGGACACAAATCCGCAACGGGTCGGTTCCGCCAAAAGCAATTGAACGGCTAATCCAACGGGAGTCGAAAGCCTTAGATTTATAAGTATCTGTAGTAGCTTGCATTGGTAGGCGACTAGGACAACCACAAAGGGAGAAATCCATAATGGATCTTAATGGAAGAACACTAACAGAGGCGCTCCAGAACAAGTGGGCACCGATTGTTGAACACCCGGATCTGCCGAGAATCGACGATCCGTACCGCAAGGCTGTAACGACTATTCTTCTGGAAAACCAGCAAGAGTATCTCGCAGAAGCGGCCCCGACAAATCAATCCGACGGCGCTGGAGTACAAAATTGGGATCCCATCCTGATTAGCCTAGTTCGTCGTGCCATGCCTAACCTTATCGCTTTCGATATTGCTGGCGTGCAGCCAATGACAGGTCCAACTGGACTTATCTTTGCGATGCGTTCGCACTACACGTCACAGACGGGTGATGAAGCTCTCGGTGTCAACGAAGCTGATTCGACGTTCTCTGGTGACTCAGCGGGCGCTCCTGATGCCGTTCCCACCGGTGGTCCTTTGAATCCTCCATTCTCCACTGATCCGTTTGCTGGTGCGTTCAACACTGGTATCGCCATGGACCTTGGTCAAGGTGAAGCTCTTGGCGATCAAGTTAATGGTGACTTTGCTGAGATGGCATTCTCCATCGAAAAGACAACTGTTACTGCTCGCACTCGCGCCCTGAAGGCCGAGTACACGACAGAACTACAGCAAGACTTGAGAGCTGTCCACGGTCTAGACGCCGAGACAGAGCTTGCGAATATTCTCTCAAGTGAAATTCTCGCTGAGATCAACCGTGAAGTCGTTCGAACGATTTACATTATTGCTAAGCTCGGTGCTCAGAAGGACACTACCACTAAAGGTACGTTCGACCTGAACACTGACTCCAATGGTCGTTGGTCTGTTGAGAAGTTCAAGGGACTTCTGTTCCAAATTGAGCGTGAAGCTAACCAGATTGCGAAAGAAACTCGTCGAGGCAAGGGCAATTGGGTCCTCTGCTCAAGCGATGTTGCTTCTGCTCTCTCGATGGCTGGTATTCTTGACCATGCTCCTGCAATGTCAACTAACTTGAACGTCGATGACACGGGCAACACCTTCGCTGGTGTTCTGCAAGGTCGCACGCGAGTCTATATTGACCCGTACTTCCAAGCAACAAACTTCGACCGTGAGTTCTTCTGCGTTGGTTACAAGGGTGCAAGTCCCTATGATGCTGGTCTGTTCTACACCCCGTATGTGCCGCTACAGATGGTGCGTGCCGTTGGTGAGCAGACCTTCCAGCCGAAGATCGGTTTCAAGACTCGATACGGTCTTGTCAGCAACCCATTCGTGGGTACGGATCTCTCAACGGGTCCAGCTGGAACGCCGCGAATCAATCAATACTACCGTATTGTGGACGTTCGTAACCTACTATAATCCTAGTGACGAGTGTCCTAGCTCCGAAACTACTAAACCCCCTGCTTGCAGGGGGTTTTTTGTTGTCTAAATATAGAGAGGAGACTACGCATGGGTCAAGTACCAGGACAACCTACCAACACCAATCCCTTACAACCTACCGGGTTTCGCTTTGCCATTCAGCGATTGCCGAACATTACGTTCTTTGGTCAAGGTGCAAACCTTCCGGGGTTGACGTTTAGTTCCATCGCCTACGAAACGCCGATGTCAGCAACTATTCCTATTCCTGGTGACAGTGTTGAGTTCGAGGATCTGTCTCTCAAGTTCATCGTGGGTGAAAATATGGCAGATTGGATCGAAGTGTATAGCTGGATCCTGGCATTGTCTCGCGTCAAAGCATTGGATCTCGATACCGTGAGAGATCAAGCGGCAACCGTCTCCGATGCAACGCTGTTTATTCTGACTAGTAACCGCAATGTCAACATCAGAGTATTCTTTCGGGACTTATTCCCAACGAATCTGAGCGGGTTGGATTTTGACGCGACGGTGACAGACATTGAACCAATCCTAGGAGAGGCCACCTTCAAGTTCTGCTACTACGATGTTGAAGTCGTAGGAGAAGATGAGATGACTGTTCAGTTGTCGGAATTCTGTCCAACTCAGCTTCCACCACCATAATCTACTTGACTTTGCGTGTAGATGGTGTATACTTTAGTGTATGAAGTTAGAATATTACCAAACGATGTGGGGAGAAGATGCTCCCATCAATCAGTCCGATCTTGCAGTAGAGTCCTCAACGGTTCCTGTACTGCACAGCAAGTGGTTGAATCACTACACGGATGAGAAGCTGTTGCTGCGACGTGTTGCGGCCGATTACAAGCGGCTCTACAGATTGAAGTGGGAATATTACACGGGCAAACTCTCGCAGGAAGAGATGAAAGAGCATGATTGGGAACCAATCGACCACAAGATTCTCAAAGCTGATATACAAATATATTTGGATGCTGATGACCAGTTGACGGTGCAGGTACATAAGCTAGAATTTCAGAAAGCAAAAGTGGAATTTCTGGAGAAGGTGCTGAACGCGATCATCGGTCGTCAGTGGAACATTAAAGGTGCCATTGATTGGAGGAAATTTACTAATGGGGAATGAACCTACGCCAACGGGGGTGCTACGAGAGTTGCCTTTCACGCTGACAGATGATACGAAACGAACCTACTTGCGTCGGTGTTATACTTACGCAAAGAAGCACAGCCCTGACCCTTCGACTCAGAACGGTGCTTGTCTGGTTGCACCGAACCAGGGAATTGTTTGCTTCGGTGCGAACCATTTCCCCAAGGGAGTCGAGTATACACCCGAACGCATGGAACGACCATTGAAATATACGTTCGTTGCTCACGCTGAGACTAATGCAATTTTCGCAGCTTGTCGAATGGGTATACGAACCGAAGGCCTCATCATGGTTTGTCCGTGGTTTGCCTGTTGCGAGTGCGGCAAGGCGATCATCCAAGCTGGTATTACCAGAGTAATTGGTCACAAGAAAATCTTCGACAACACACCTGAACGATGGAAGACTTCGATTGACGCGGCCTTTCAGATGTTCAAGGAAGCTGGCGTCGAGACTGAGCTTCTGGAGGGCGATTTGGGAGGCGATTCCGTTCGCTTGAATGGGGAAACCTTTCAGCCGTAACCCATGGCTGATCTTATACTAGAGCCCATCGACTCGGTGTATTGCCGAGTTTGGTGTCCTGACCGTGGCGTGTCGCAGGAACTCTGCGACTACTTCACGTTTAAGGTTCCAGGCGCTCAGTTTATGCCTTCATACCGCAGCAAGATGTGGGATGGTAAGATCAGACTGTATAGTATTCATGACCACAAACTCTTTCGTGGTTTGCTTGACTACGTTTTCAGATTCGCTGAGGAGCGAGACTACACGATTGAGTTCAGAGATGGTAAAAAATCTTGGGTGAAAGATCAAGTGGTCAGCAATCAAGACGTGACCAACTTCTTCGACAAGGTTTTGAAACCGCACTCGCAAGGTAAACGATTGACTCCCCGGGAGCATCAGATTGAGGGTGTGGGCCATGCGTTGAGAAAGAAACGATGCCTACTTGTCTCCCCGACCGCATCGGGCAAGTCGTTAATTATCTACGCTCTGGTTCGTTACCATCTCGACACGTTGCCCAAGAATCGTAAGGTTCTAATCATCGTGCCGACGACATCGCTCGTCTCCCAGATGTGTTCTGACTTTGCTGACTATTCATCTGAGGATCCTAATTGGAACGCCGAAGATCATTGTCATATGGTCTTTGCTGGTCGGGATAAGATGTCTGAGAAGCGAGTCATCGTTTCAACCTGGCAGTCAATCTACAAGCAACCCCTGTCCTACTTCAAGCATTTCGGTGCGGTGTTCGGTGACGAATGCCACCTGTTCAAAGCTGCATCGCTCAAGTCAATTATGACCAAGTTGAAGAAGTGCGAGTACCGAGTGGGCCTCACTGGCACACTTGATGGAACACTGACTCACAAGCTGGTCATCGAAGGTCTGTTTGGTTCTGTAAAGAAAGTGGTCAGCACCAAAGAGTTGATGGACAAAGACCTGCTGGCGAAGCTGAGCATTGATTGTATTCTGCTCAAGTATCCAGAGGCAACTCGTAAGCTGTGCAAGGCACTGACATATCATGAGGAGATCGACTTCCTCGTTTCTCATAAATGGCGAAACGAGTTCATTCGTGACCTGACACTTCGGCTCAAGGGTAACACTTTGGTTCTCTATCGACTAGTTGAGAAGCATGGTAAAAACCTGCACCGAATCATTG